AGTTTAAGGTGGGGGTGCTTTCCCCTTTATAGGTGATGAGGGAGGGAGGGGTTGTGATTGGCCTCTCCCTCTTTTAATTTTGGAGGAACCAATGCGGATTAGTGTTACGAAGTATAAGGAACTGAACTCTGACAACCTGCTTGGGTATGCTGACCTGATGCTGGATGATGTTGGGGTAGAGATAAGAGGGTGCCAGTACCGCAATGGTGCTAAGGGCACTTGGATCGCAGTACCCTCGCAGAAGTACGAATCCCAAGGTAAAACCAAATACGCAGGACATGTCGGCTTCCCTGACAACCAGGTCTATATTGACTTCCAGGTCTCAGCCAAAGAAGCCATCGAGGAACACCTCGGTAAAATGATGGACGCGCAACCCGTGCCAGACGACATGCCGTTCTAGGCTGCGTTTGACACAGGGAATGTTTCGCGATATTGTTGCAAGTATCCTGTAAAGCGAATACCCCTAACAATCACACACAGCAAGGAAAGCATCGATGTCACAGTTCTATGGGACACCTTTCGTCGTCGTCCCCCTATACCTGATACAGCCACACAACAATAAGCCGCTCCCCTCAGGGACACTCATTACCTGGTGCTGGCTGCAACACCACATCAATAAAAATACACAGGCCTGCTTCCCCACCATAGGAACACTCTCCAAAGAGTCCGGCCTCTCAAGACGCGGCGTCCAACGCGCTCTCGCCCACCTGGAATCTATCGGCGCTATCAGCATTAAAAAGCGCCCAAACAGGTCCTCCCTGTACTCGCTTAACTACGCTAAGTGCGACACTGGTGACACCCCTAGCGCGACACAAATGACACCCCCAAAAAAGAAGAAAGCTAAGAAAAGTAAGGGGTTGCGTAAAAAGAGGGGTGACACTCATGACGCCTCAAGCGCGACACAGATGACAGGGGTGACACTGGTGACACCTGGGGGTGACGCTGATGACACCCCCTTATATAGTGAATTAGAACAAGGAGAAGTTAACAAGAAGAAATTACCCCTTAGAGTTCCCCTAAGGGTTGGTCGGATAGTAGAGTTATACAACGAGGTCTTTGTTCCCCATAAGAAGAACGCTCGCCCTGCTCGTGGTTTGACTAAGGGCTCGAAGCAGTATGTGATGTTTCGGCGTCGTGCTAAGGAGCGCCCTACCGAGGAGGAGTGGCGTGAGATATTTGAGGCGGCTGCGTTGATACCGGGCTGTGTTGGCAGAACGAAGCAGTTCCCTAAGGGCTTCACCTTGAAGAACTTTGCTCATGCTGCAAACCTGGATTCGATAGTGAATGGGGATTTTGATGGTTGGGAGGACCACCCCGAGACAGGGCCCCGGTCGTTTCGGGAGAGGGATAAGATTGCAGATGCGGTTGATGGCATGAAGATACGGATTCGATCTTGGCTCACAGAAAAGCTCGACGCAGGACAGACCGACTTCAGGTCCTTCTGGGACGTCATGAGAAAGAAGATTGTCCTCGGCCTGCAAGCTAGAGACATCCCCGAAGAAGAGAAGAGGGTGATAGAAATCACAAAGGCCATGTGGCAAGAAATGCTCATGGACCACAAAGCCAACCAAAGCCTGCACCGCTAGGAGAAAGCAATGAACAAAGAACTTGAAATCCAACACCTGCTGAAAATGTACAACCGCCGGGCTGACGACAGCACCGTTAGCAACTACCTCGAGGTATGCAGGAGCCACAGCAACGAAGACGTAGCGTCTGCTGTGAAGATGCTTGTGTCAATGTCAGACACGCTGCCATACCCAAGAACACTGGCCAATGTTCTCAGCAAACAGTTCTCGCTAAAGAAGCGGTCAGATAAATGCGACCGTTGTGACGGCAAGGGATACAGCGTCGATGATGACAAGCTCGACTCAAACGGCCTCGAGAACTTCAGCTACGGCACTGTTGCTAGATGCTACTGCTTCGGGGGAAACCAAACGGACATGCCCGACATAAAGCCTGTGCCTGAAATACGCACTGAAACCTATGCGCGGATTTTTGCAGGGGAGATAGCGAAAAAGGCTGTTGATGGTGAGGTTATACACAGCACATCACAGTGGGGGCAGTACATGTGGAATCGGGAAAACTTTGACGCATTCTGTGTTCTCGTTGAAGATATGACTATGGGACAGCTTGTCGGCGTAACGTCTGCCCTCAAGAGGTTTACCCCTGTTGACTGCCAGACTGCGCCGCTTGAAATCGCTAAAGAGGTTCGCAGGGTGGTTAAGTCTATTCCAACGAAAGGGCTGTTCAATGCCGTCTAAGCAAAAGCTATCTAGGGAAGACCTGTTAAATCGCATCGATGTGTTGATGGAGATAAACCGGGACCTTGCAAACGAGGTCAACCGGCTAGGTCGGATTATCAGCGCGCTTACCGGGCCGCAAGAGGCGCAGACCGTGGCTCGTTCTTTGATCTGGAAACAAGGCAGAACACGCAACCTCGAGAAAATACTTACCGCAGTGGCAGAGATAAAAATATGACAGACATCAGCTTTACGATACCCGTCGCACCCAAGGGTAAATCAAGACACAGGACCGCCAAAGGCAGAGCGTACACACCCAAAGAACAAGTCAGGTGGGAACAGCAGTTCGCCTTATTCGCATCACAGTACAGGCCCGAACACCCGCTTGAGGGACCGCTTGGCCTGTATGTCACCGCAACATTCCCCAGGCCCAAGAGGCTAAAAAGGAAAAAGGATGAGGTGGAGAGGCCTGGTAGACTGTTTCATTTTCAGAAGCCTGACGCTGATAATGTGCTAAAAAGCATCTGCGATGCATTAAACGATACAGGCTGGTGGAAAGATGATGCCCAAATTGCGTTTACAACTGTCACCAAGTACTTTGAAGAGATTGTCGGGAAGGGCCCAAGGGTCCGGTGTAGAATCGTCCAGCTTGAAAATCCGTAATCGAATCAATGCGATCATGGTCGCGATTGAAGATTCACCCAATACAGAAATTGTTTTCTCAGAGCTTCTGCTTTTACTAAAAGAAATCGAATATATGGATAGCGTTATCTCAAGAGGGGACGACATAATCGAAGCCCTTGTCTGCGAGATAGCAGAGCTAACAGGAGTTTCATTTTGCGACATCAACTAACACTACACTCTTGCGCCCTGACTGTGTGCATCGCGCTGCTCGGAGCCAAGAACCTGGATAGATATGACTACACCCACCGCGTAGGCTGGTGCATGGATGTACAAAGAAGGGCAGAGAAAAGGGGCATGGACCCTGTCTTTGTCGCAGGGCTGGCCTTCCATGAAAGCTCCTACCGCAACGTTACATCGAGGGCTGGGGCCAAGGGCGTCATGCAGGTTATGCCCGAGATACATTGCAGGGGCGATGAGTGCGATCTAGTTGACGCAGGACTTGAATATCTCCAATACTGGTTAGACAAAACGGGCTCAGAAGCAAGGGCCGTCTGCCACTACAACTCTGGTAACCAATGCTTAAGCGTGTCTGCAAGGTGGGCAACCAGGGTTATGAAGACTGTAAAAAAGCTGAGGAAGGTTTGCCGGGTGGAGAAAAAGAAGAAATGAAGAAGTCTTCCGATGAAGAGCTTCTTGCCTTGTACAAAGAGGCTGTCGCTGCTACCCGGTCTGGAGACCTGGAAGCCGCTGCGGATGCTGTGCTTCAGGCAAGCGCCTACCAAGGTATTGTTAATGGCAACATGAAAGCGCTAGAGCTTTACCTTGTTGGCAGCGGTGTAATCCAAGGCGTGCAAGACAGGAACAGGATTGCGTCTAGGATCACAAACAAAACCGTGAAGCTGCTTACAGAGAAGGAAGACGTCGAGGACGTAGAGATTGACTACGCAGCAAGGCTAGCCGAGGCAGAGGGTGAGTGAGGCTAAGGAAGAATACCTCCGCAGGTGTGAAGACGACTTAAGTTTCTTCTGCAAAAACGAGGTGTGGATTAGGCCCAAGCACAAAGTAAAGGGCGGGCTTATGCAGCTTGACCTAAACCCCGGACAGCTAACCCTCCACAATACCATCAGCTCTCTTGAGGAGCAAGAGCGTGCAATTTGGCTGCTTGTCCTTAAGCACAGGCAGTGGGGCTCGTCTACATTCTTCCAGGCGATGACAATGCACCGCTGTCGCTTTGTTCCCTACACTGAGGCGCTGGTTATCGCAGACCGTGAGCGAACAACCAGGAAGCTGATGGGAATGAACCGGCGCATGTGGGAGAGGTTTTCTCCTGCAGTGAAGGATGACTGGAGCCGCACCGTTGAACGAACCGACTCCCAGTACGAGTGGAACAATGGCTCGGTCTTGCAGATTGACACTGCTGGACAAAGCCAGGCCGCTCGTGGTACAACCGCCGACTTGATTCATTGCTCTGAGGTCGCATTCTGGAATAACGGGGACCGGATCATCCCCGCCATGACCTCCTCCCTGGCTGACGTGTCCGGCTCAATATGCGTGATGGAATCCACCTCCGCAGGCCCACACGGCATCTTCTGGGAGTTATGGGAGCAGGCCGAAGACCCATGGTCGCAGTGGACGCGGGTCTTTGTTCCATGGACGTCTCACCCAGAGTATGATGATACGGAGAGGTTAGATCCCGACCTAAAAGACCTGGGTGACAGGGCCGCAGCAGGAGACAAGAGTGCGCTCGACGACCTAAAGCACCTTACCCAGCAAGAGCACGACTGGCTTATCAACGGTGAGCTTAAGCTTGGACAGGTCTACTGGAGAAGAAGAACCCTTGCCACCAGGCTGATGGGCAAGGAAGAGGAGTTTTGCAGGGAGTACCCGTCCACAGCAGAAGAGGCGTTTAGGTCTGCGAGCTACAACTACCTGACCGACAACGGGCAGAAGGCGCAGAAGGCCGCAGCAGTAGAAAACACAACGTGCTATGATGTGATTATCGACGACGTGTCTCTTGGAAACCACGAACACGAATGGAAAAAAGACCCACTCCTTCTTGCGCTAGATAGCGACCCAGAAGAGCGGGTGGTGCCAGAGGAGTCTGCTGATGGCTGGATTCAGGTTATCGACCCTCCTGATGAAGACAAGCGATATATTATCGGGTTTGACCCAAGCGAAGGAACAGGCGGGGACAACTGCGCGTTTGTTGTTCGGTGTGACGGAAAGATTGTTGCTGCTGGTTGCAGAAACGATATTGGCACTGACATTCAAGCTGTTTATATGGACGCCATTGGTCGCTGGTATAACGATGCTACGCTTAATGTCGAGCGGGCCGGAGGCGGTTTAGGGGCCATCAATACGCTGATTCGCCTTATCTACCCAAACCTTTACGGGCAGGAGAGCTTCGATGAGTACGGGCAGAAGCAGGGCAGGAAGGTGGGGTTCACCCCAACACAGGACACAATCGCTACGCTACTGTCTATGATGCGCCATGAGCTAAACAACGGCACCATGCTGGCAAGACACCCAAGGCTTTTAAAAGAAATAAACTGGGTCAAGCGCATTGCGAAAAGAAGCCGTGACGAGTCTGTTCGGCACACGTGGAGATGCCCAGGCAAAGGCCGAGAGCTTAAAGATGGGTCCAGAATAAGCGACGACATGTTCCGCGCATGCTCGCTTACTGTTTTGCCAGCAAGAGACTCGGAGTGGATTAGGCAAATGGATTCTTCTGAGACCACAAACGCTGACCCAGAAAAGACTTCAATCACGTCGATTGGGTATACATTACACAACCCTCTATATAGCGAGGATGAGAAAACACTTGTCTCTGAGGGCGGTTATGACTTAATAGAAATAGTGCCGGAAGACCTTGAGGAAACACCAGACATGCCATTGCCGTAGGGGATTATGGACCACGCACTTATCATCATTGGCTCTTTGTTGATCGTGGGACACGTTTTAACGGTCTTTGCGATTATGCTTAATATGACGAAAATCTCTAAGGAGTTCCGTCAGATCGTTTTAGAGCGTGAAGAAACACATAGAACAATGTATGCTCTAGGCCCAGATACCGAGTCGGACTCTAGCGACGAACACCGCATGATGGAGTATATGTGATGGCGATACCCGAGTTGTATTCATGGCAGCCAGAGCCAGAGGGCCCCGGCTTCTTAGACGTCCTTGGTGGCCTGGTAGGAACAGCCGGGATGATCGCAGGCACAGCGGTCGGTGGCCCTGGGGGCGCTGCTATTGCCGCTGGCGCAATGGGTGGAGGCAAGTTGCTGCAAGGCGCTAGCGTTGGAGATGCCGCGCTGGCTGCCGGGGTGGCTGGCGCAGAGCAAGGCGTAAGGCAGTGGGCGGGCGACCACGCTGCAAAGAAGGCCCTCGAGAGAGACAACGAGTTGTGGGAGAAAAGAGCCAAAAACCTACAGTTGCTTATGTTTGGTCCTCCCAAAAACATTTCATCGACCGGAGGGGCCTCTTCTTTCAACCCCGCGTTTACTCTTGACCCATCAATAATGGCAAACATTGCAGGGCTTGCGACCCCATCGCAGCCAGCGGGACAGCCGGTATCGATTCCAGGCCCACACGGAACAGGCGCTAGCCCATACTTTGGCCTCCCAAGGTTATAGAGATGAAAGAACAACAACAGACTGACAGTGAAAGGCGCCTTCTTCGGGTTATTGAGGAGCGCTTAGACTCATGCCTTAAGATTAAAAAGGACCGCATGGAAGAGGCCATGGTGGTCCTTCTTGCTTATGGTGGTTTTTCAATCGATACGGCAAGGGATTTTGCGTCTAGGGTTCAAAGCTCCAGCCTGCCCAGGTGGTTCGAGGACCGGGTTGTACTGAACATTCTCCAGCCAATCGCTAGGACAGCGGCGGCGATGGTGGTGTCTAATCACCCCACATGGATTGTAGATCCAATGGGTGACAGCACACACCAACGACAAGCAGCCCGTGGCGTTCAAAAGATGCTGGACTACTTTTATCGAACCAACAACATGCCCTCGGTTATGGACCAGGTTGTTCTTCGTAGCGTCTTAACTGGATACGCTGGCGTATACATTGACTGGGATTCTCAGGTTGGTGTTGGCGAGTACGAAGAGAAAAACGCAGGCCGAGATGGCTGGTTTGTGATCGAGCCTGTAGATATTTTCTCATGGCACCACGAGCCCGGTGTTGGTGGTTCAGACAAAGCGTTCTGGGGAATCCGTGAATCAACGATGCACATCGAAGAGGCGCGACTGTTCTTCAACGACCCGCACATCCAGAAAGCTGCGCCGTCCGACGAGGATGATACCGTAAAGCGCCAGCTTCAGCTTGTCGCTGACAACGAGGGCGTGAACATTGACTTCTCTCAAGACACAGACCGGGTCCGTGTTCTGCATTACTGGCAGAAGCCGGGAGCGCAATTCCCAGACGGGCTTGAGGTTGTTGTTGCTGGTGACAGGGTTGTGTCGTTTAAAGACCGCCTGATTGGTGGAGAGTTTCCGATCTACACAATGAAGTTCTCCTTGGAACCACACCGAGACTACGCTTCAGGCATTGGAACAAGCCTTCTTCAGCTTCAGCGCGACCTCACGGTTACGTGGAACGGCTACAGGGTCCGAAGGGACCAAGAAGTAATGCCCTCTTGGTTTGTCCCTAAAGGTTCTTTGACCCGAGGGATTAACACCAGACCAAAGGCAATCAACGAATACAACCCGAGGATGGGCTCGCCACAGCAGATGTCAATGAACCCGCTGTCGCTCGTCACGGGTGGGTTTGCTGACAGGACAATCCAAATGATGGAGTACGTGTCTGGCGTCAACGACGCTAGCCGTGGAGAGTCTCCAACAAGCAACGCAACAGGGCGACTTACTGCATTCTTGGCAGAGCTAGACAACCGCAGGATGGGGCCAACGGTTCGCGAAATGGGCGCAATGATGAAGCGCATTGGCCGCAGGATGATCCGACTCTGGCAAGAGTTTGGTAGCGAGACTATTGCTGTATCAATCCTTGGCCGTGGCCACAGCGCTGAGATTGCAGAGGTCAGAAAAGAAGACGTTATCTACTCGAGCATTGATATCGATGTCGCGAGCTTGATGCCAAGAACGCAGCCGCTTAGGCAGGAAACAATCCTTAACCTCCTTCAGATGGGCGTTGTTCCACCGGAAAGAGCGCTGGATGCCCTGGAGTTTGGTGGCTTTGAAGAGGCGGTTGGGTTTAGAAGCGTTGAAGCGATGAACGCGCGGCAGGAGTCGGAAGACCTTGCCGACCTTACCATCGACATTAACGATATCATGGCTCATGATTATGAAGAGCACGAGACTCATATCAACGAGCATGTAAAGTATCTCCTGGTTGAAAAGCCCGGCGATGCTATCAGGGAGCGCTTTGTGGCTCACATTGAAAAGCACAAGGCGTTTATTCAGCAGGCCGCAGCACAGGAAGCGGCAGCACAGCAAGGAGCGCCTGGTCCGATGGGTGGCCCTCCTGGTTTACAAATAGAAGGCTCCCAGGCATCTCCTGGCGGGCTTCCAATGGAAATGATTCAATTTGCAGAGCCAGGTGTTGATGCGGGGGCTGAAGCCAGCCTTGCAGCCATGGCAGGACTAGAACAATAGGAGATAAAAATGGCAGAGCAACAAAGCTTGCTTGGTGAAGAGCCAGACGTTAGTGGGATCTTAGACGCAATGGGCGCGGGTGCAGCCCCAGAGGCAGCCCCAGCCACAGCCCCAGACGCAGGAATGCTTCCTGTTG